TTATGTTCTTAATCAAGCCCTCGTCTTTTAGCTCTTTTAAAATTATCGCCTCAGTTATTACGCCCTTGTCTAGCAAATTGCCTAATGCTGTACTTTTTAGGTTTAAAATTTCAGCTTTTTCTTTATCATTTAGGCTGTCTATGCTGTAAAAATCGTATTCTAAATTTTCGCCTAGGATAAACGGATCGATGAAGTCATAAACTGGGCGTAATAGTGTGTTTTGTAGTTCGTTTATCGTTTCATAATAAGCTCGGTTATCTTCTTCGCCACTACTAAATCCGCCAGCCCCCTCGCCAAATAGTATGCTAATAGGGCGGTTTAATGCCCCAGCTACTACAATACAACTCTTACTCCAAAGCTCGGCTATACCCGTAAGGTTATTTTCTTTTGTTAAATAGTCGTCTTCTATATCCATTGCTATTGCGTTGGTGTAGCTTTTGGCTTCATTTATTAGTCTTAACCGTTTTAGTATCTCGCCCTCGTTACCTGTTGCTATTTGCTCGTTATATCCGTGCATTTTATATACATCTATTTTGCACTCCTCGATCAAGTCGCTAACGCTTAGTGTGATAGTGTCAAACATCTTTATCACATCAAGGGCGGTGGCTATATCGCTTATGCTTTCACGCTGTTTTACGCCGTAGCTTTTTATTCCCCCTTGCACTATACAAAGGCGGCTAACGTGTGTCTTAACACCCTTTACATCATAAAGGCTAGGTCGGTTAAATTTGTGTTCTGCATTTTTTGCTTTAAATTCACCCTTACCAAATACGATAAATTGTTTAATTGTTTCATTTGGCATTAATGGGAGTTGATAGGTTTCCTCGCTTGCGTCTGTCACGGCTAAAATCGCCGCTTCGCCATAAAGCAAAACATTAAAAAGCAGGTCTTTAATAACGCCGTCTATCTCTAGTTTATTGCAAGCGTCGTAATACTCTTTTTTGCGTTCCTCGTCTATATCGTCCCAGTCGATTTCACGCCCCATTTTTAACATATCGCCTATTGTCTTTTTAATATAGCGTTTTGCTATCCAGCCGTTGTTGTAAGCATTTAAAAGCTGTGTGTTTGTGACTATTAACGGCGTATAATCTCTATTCGCCGTCATCTGCCCCATTTTGGTTACTAGGTTTTCTAAGCTATCGGTTATTTTTTGCCCCATTATTTCGCCTTTTATTTTTGATCAATAATAAGGCGTTTTTAGGCGTTAGCTTCGGCTTGTAATGTGCCCCCAAATACTACTAGGCTTATTTTTAAACTCACTAATTGCCATTGTAAGCGTATCGACTTGGTCGTCGTGTAAGTGGCTATTATCGGCGGTAAATTTCTCGCACTCATCAATAAAATCACTAACCCACGCTCCAGCACTAGGCAAATTTACATATCCGCTCTCAATGTAGCCTACAACGTCTAAAACTCTAGTGTATTTATCCTTTTGTGGTGTTACGGCTCTTACTGGGATATTGTTTTCACGTTTTATTTTTTGAATTAGTCCAGTTCCGCTTGATTTGTCCTCTATGTAAAACATTAGTCCGTTATATGTTGTTTTATGCTTGGCAAAAAAATCTTTAGTAGTATTTTCAAGCTCTACCGCGTCCCATTTGCCACGTTTTAGGTCTAGTAGATAAATGGCGTTGTCATATCCTAAGCCAGCTAATAATAAAACGCTGTAATCGTTTTGCTCGCCAGTCTTTTGAGCCGTATCCATAAAAACGCCTACACGCTTAATTCTTGGTGCTACATCATAACGACCAAACCACGCCCCCTGGATAATATCTCCGCCCTTAGTGCTTGGGTGCTGTTGATAAAGAGCGTTCCACGCATAAGAGCCCAACGCACTTTTTATTTTTAATAGTCTGTTTAAGTCGTATCTTTCTGGGTGTAATGCTTCGCCCTCTTTTCGGTGCTCCTCGTCGTGTTCGGCTATTGCTGGAAAAGATAAAATTTCCCATTTGTCGCCCTCTTTTTGAGCTTCTTGAATTAATCGCCCTGCTAAATCGTCCTCATGCCACCTTGTCATGCCTAATAATATGCCACTCTTAGGACTTAGTCTTGTGTAAAGGGTTGTAACGTACCAGTCCCACACTCTATCCCTAAAAGTAGCACTATTTGCTTCTGCTGCATCCTTGATAGGGTCATCAATAATTGAAATATCTGCACCCATGCCAGTAATACCCCCGCCTACGCCTGCGCTCCTATACGCGCCCGTGTGTCCTACAATCTCAAATATTTCGCTATTTCTAAGGGCGTTTTGGGTTACGGTTACGACACGCTTGGAGTTAAGTTTTGTTTCTGGGAAAATTTCAGCGTAAGGCTCACTCATTATTATGCGCTGCACGTCCCTATTCATTCTTGTGCTTAAATCGCTTGAATAAGAGCTAGCGATTATTTGCAAATTTGGATTTTTACCAAAAGCCCACGCTGGGAAAGCCCTACTAAATAACTCACTTTTACCACTTCTAGGCGGTGCAAATATCATTAAGCGAGGTTGCTTACCCTCCATTACGTTAAGATAAAATCGCTCCAGCTTATTTGCAATTTCTTTGTTAAACCAGCCAACCTGATAGCTTGGGTTAATCTCAGTTACAAAACGGATTAGGCTACGTCTTGCCAGCTCGTTTTTAAGTTGCTTTTGAGAGTATTGCGTCAAGTGTTTCGAGTTCATCATTGCTTAAATTTGTTAGATCAAGTTCATTTTTTACGTTTTTTACGTTTTGTTGTGCGTTGGTATTATTTATACTAATGTTGCCAGTGCGTGAATTTACTCCTAGTGTCAGGCTAGCTTTATCTATCGCGTCTTGCAAAGCTTTGAAGTCGTTTGCGTTTAGCTCTATGGGCTCGAAAGTCTGCACCCCGTCACCGACGCCAACCTTTTCGTATTTGGTGTTTTTATCTAGCATGTCCATCACTCGATTAAGATTTTTTTGCGTAGCATTAAATATTAATCCGCGGTTATATGCTTCATCTTTAGCAGTGCTCAAAATACTGCTCATTTCTATTTCTGATTTTTGAGTTTGTGCCGATAATAGCGTTATTTGAGCTTCAACTAAGTGCTCATTTTTTGGCGTTAATCCTTTGAGTAAATTGGCCACAGTGCCATTTGATACACTATATTTTTTTGCTAGCTCTCTTTGTGAAAATTTGCCCGTATGAAAGTCAGCCAAAATTTTCTCTTTTATCTCGTCTGTTATTTTTCCCACCATCTACCCCTAAAATAAAGTCAGTTGTTGATATTTTTTCTTTTTGTATTTGCGTTTAGGTTTTATAAATTTGCTTTGACACATTTTGCGCCTACTTGCTGTCATTCTATGCTTTAATACCCAATCTAAAAATTCTTTAGGCGTATTTAGTATCGTGTTAAGCTCTGCTTGGTATTTTTTTACCTCGCTTACTTTTAGATTATTAATAACGGTTTCGTCCGTATAGGGGCTATTTAATACCTCCCTTATTAAAAACGAAATTTCTGTTAGGTAATAATGATCCTCTCGCTTCTCCCAATCAGGGTAAAATTTATCGAGCACGGCATAAAATACGTCTAAATGTTTTAAATTAGGCAAATCCATTTTTCTAATAAATCCTAAACTCGCCCTCTATCGCTCCAAGGGCTATTTTTCTCTCTAGTAGTTTTCGCTTTATCTTGAAAACGTCCGTTTGCATTCCTTTTACATCCTCTATTATCCGCTTGCCATTTTTAAGGCGATAGGTAAAATCCGCTATGTATCTGATCTCACGTATCGTTCTAAAGCCTTGTTTTGTTGTTTCGTCTGATATTGTGTAACTAGGCATTAGCGTAAAAGGCACTTGTCGGTTTAGTTCGCTGATCTCGCCTGCTCGCTGTAAGGTTTCTAATTCTTGGTTTCTACGCCACTCTTTTGCACTATCGAAGCCTTTAACTTTTTTATTGTGATATTTGCTTCTAACATTTACCGAAACGTTGCCAATTCTCATCAGCTACCTCCTCATATTTTTCTATACTCTCGTGTTTGTGTGCGTGACACCATTGATGGCACTCTCTACAAACGGCTATTTGCTTGCTGTCGTCCTTATCTGCTCCAAATCTGCCGTATCTTACGTGGTGGCACTCTATGCTTTGTTGTTTCTCGC